TTGAAAACTTGATTCCTTGGGAACGAGACATCTATGTTGGATTATTAAAACAACATCTCGAAGAAGAAAAGTTAAAACAGCAGCAACAAAACTCTAATGGCTAAAAGGTCAACTTTATTACAGGTATTAAAGAAGGTTAAAGACAAGGGAGTAAAGTCTCTTACTCCTGTTCAATGGGAAACTTTTCTTTCTTCTAATACTGAACCAAATGAGATTGACGAAAAGATTAAAAATTTAGAAGGATATGAGGAGAAAGGTGCTTCTTATGATGCAACAGGAGATTTGATACCTGAAAGTAATCAGGCAATGATAGATCGTTTTAGAGCGAGAACGGGTCGTGGTGCTGGAAGAAAATCAAGTAAGGTAGATCCAAATAAGTTTTTAGGTAATGCACCTGCATCTGCATCTGCACCTGCATCTGGTGTGCAAGGTGGTGGAGCTCTTGTTAAGGTTTCGGATACTGTTGAGGATATTAAAGCAGTAGTAATAAGTGATCAGAAGTTTAGTAAAAAGAAAGCTGATGATGATAGAAAAGAAAGGGAGCAGAAGAAGAGAGGTTTAAGAGAAAAAGTTGTAGAGGGAATGGGTAAAGGAGTAAAAGCAATTGCAAATGGTGCTAAGAAAATACTTGCTCCTGTTGAGAGTATTTTTTCAAAGTTGATGGGTTTCTTAATGAAATATCTTTTTGCTGGTGCAATAATGAAATTTGTTGACTGGATGGGTAAAGGTGAGAACGCTAAAAAGATTCAATCAATATTTAAATTCCTTGGTGATTGGTGGCCTGCTATACTTGCAGGTTTAATGGCCTTTTTCCCTGCAGTATTGGGGCCTGTAGGAATGATAGCAGGAACGGTTTTATTGGTAACTGTTTTTCTTCCCAAACTTATTAATACTGTCAAGATGCTATTTGGTTTTGGGCCTAAAGTAGATAAAGAAATTCAAAAGGGTGAAAAGGGTTTATCTAAACTTGAAAAAAATGAAGGTAAAGATTTAAATCTAAAAGATGAAGATCCAAATAATATAAAAACTGATACTAAGAAACAACCTGATGAATTAAGTGGTGTAGATGAAAAAG